ACCTCATCCACGTTGTCAGGCATGGCGATGAGTCGAGCCGCCCGAGCAGGGTCTGCTGGCAGTGGCTGTTCTTCGGTGTAGTAGGTGTCGATCAGACGGCGGTAAGCCAAGTCTTCGAGAAGGGTGAGATGCCTCGTCTTGGTGAGGTAGTCACGAATGTGGAACTGATAACTGAACATGCAATCCTTTCAGACCTTTCTTTTGAAACCCCGAAGGGGCAGGGAACACTGGCCGAAAGGAAGAAACTACCAGTGCTTTCAGCAATCGGAGCGACCAATTACCTACCCTGCGGGGTGGAGTATCAGGGATGCAGAAAATAATTGCAAGTGATACCTTATTGGTTTACTTGGTCTTTGCTGGAGTTTCTTGGAATTGACTATATAATCAAACAAAAAACTGGCAAAAGCCACAGAACATTGCTATCATAATCTTGTCACTGCATCAACGAAAGGAAACGCTATGTCCGACAATTCAGAACAACAAGCCCAAGACTTCATGCAAGTCTGGAACTCAGCCTGCACCACAGACCCCCGCCATGTAAAGCAGTTCAGTCGAGGCGGCGGCTTCTCCGGCACGGCCATCAATCACACCTACCAAATCCGCAAGGCCACCGAAATGTGGGGGCCAATGGGCGGTCTTTGGGGTGTCAAGATTATCGAGCAGGGATTATTCCCCGGCACTCCAATCATCGTTGAGGACATGGAGCAGGCATGGGAATCGAATGGTGACGAGCGCATCTTGGTCAGGCAGACCGTCAAGAAGCACATGGTTGCTCAGGAGTCCGTCCACTTTGTCCGCATCCAACTGCACTTCCCCCGCTTCGCAAAGAACGACAAGGGCGACGATGTTCACATTGGCACTGGAACCGTGGAGCATTTTGGGCAGACCACCTTTGTTGGCAAGAACAAGAACGGCTACTTCACGGACGAGGAAGCTCCAAAGAAATCCCTGACAGATGCCATCGGCAAGGCGCTGTCCATGCTGGGCTTCTCGGCTGACGTGTACCTCGGCCTGTTCGATGACAACAAGTATGTCAATGACCGCAAGGCAGAAGTTGCCAAGGCTGGTGCGGCCAAGCCAGAGATCAAGGCCAAGATGACCGCCGAGCAGGTCGAGGCATTGAAGATCCGCCTGTCTGGATGCCTGTCTGTGGACACCCTGCGCGGACAGTTCGCCCTTCTGTCGGATGAGGAGAAGGCTGTGACCGAGGAGTTCTGCAAGGCTTTGGCCAAGGGTCTGGAATGAATCCGCACCAGAAGACAGAGCAGTGGCACAAAGATCGGGAGGGGAAGCTGACGGCTTCTGCTTTTGGTCAGGCCGCTGGCCTCGGCCCGGGGTCGCGCCAGCAACTGTGGCGGAGGATGATGGGATTGGAGGAGGCGTTCACTGGAAACGCTGCAACAGATTGGGGTGAACAGAATGAGGATAAAGCGATTGAGGATTACCGCCGTCTCCATCTGGAATCGGGCGATGCCATTGATCTGGTGGGGTTCATACCGCATCCGTCGCTGGCTTGGCTTGGTGGTTCACCCGATTTTCTTGTTGGGGGTGCGGGGCTGGGCGAGGTCAAATGCCCGTTCACCCAAGTCCTCTATCCCGAAATTCCACCGTACTACATGGCGCAGATTCAGGGCGGGATGCAAATCACAGGACGAACGTACTGCGACTTCGTGGTATGGACGCCGGAAGTAATGTCTGTCACCAGAGTGGACAGGTCAGAGAAGTATTGGGACTGGCTGCACCTGCGGCTGGCTGACTTTTGGTGTTGGGTGGTAGCCCAAGTCGAGCCACCAAGAGAAAAGAAATCCCAACCACCAAAGCTCGAAATCAATGCTGCAACTCTTTACAAACTGAAGGACTAAATCATGGCTCATTTAACTGGTGTATTTCGTATTGGACGCGATGCCGCTATTCGGCAAACAGCAAAGGGCGACAGCGTTGCTAATCTCTCCTTGGCCTACAACTACGGGCATAAGGGCGAGGACGGCAAGCGCCCATCACAGTGGGTTGACGGAAGCCTGTGGGGTAAACGTGCCGACGCACTGGCCGAGTATCTGGTCAAGGGTCAACAGATCTTTGCCGTCATCAATGACATCCACATCGAGGAGTATCAGAAGAACGATGGCTCCACTGGCACGAAGCTGACTGGCAGTATCGGCGAGATCGAACTGATTGGCGGATCTGGACAGAAGGAACAGAAGCCTGCGCCGAAGCAGGAACCAAAGCCAGCATCCAGCGGCAGCTTTGATGACATGGCGGACGACATCCCCTTCTAGGCATGAACCCAATCGTCAAGGTAATGACAGACAACAAGGAGCACTTCACGAGTGAATTCATGAAGTGGCTCCCTGAAAACCTTCATGTGTGGGACGCATTCGTGGAGGAGGCAATGAAGATTCGCCGACGTGGGTACAAGCACTACTCGGCAAGAACCATTGTCCATGTACTGAGACACCACTCTGCTATCTCGGAGACGAGCAGTGAGTGGAAGATCAACAACAACCACAGTCCGTATCTAGCGCGACTGTTCGACCTCATGTTCCCCGGCTTCGCTGGGATGTGGGAATACCGAGAGACAAAGAAAGTGAGCAAGCAATGAGCGATCAAGATCCGTGGATTCACCGATCACAAGGTATGCGCTGCAAGACTTGTATTTGGTTTGTCCCCAAGCAGATCATCAAGCAAGGCACTGTCGGCGAACTCGACCCTGTTTATCACTTAGGGCGATGCCGCCGTCACGCCCCTACGATGGGAGGCTATCCAGTGGTTTATGTAAACGATTGGTGTGGCGATCATCGAATTGACGAAAACAAAATTTAAGGAAAAGACCATGAGTAAACAGCAACGTATCTACATCGTCGGCCACAGCCAAACAATCCGTCTGGTTCGCGCCGCCCACCGTTCACAGGCTTTGAACCATGTGGCAAAGTCCATCATCAACGTCAAGGTCGCAAATCAAGATGAGTTGGTTGATGCGCTGAGCCGACAGATTGCAATCGAGAACGCCAGTGATGGCGAGCAAGGAGAGTTAGAAGTATGAAAGAACTGATCGGGATTGGAGAGATCGCTCGAATGCTCGGGATTGTCCCTGAGACTGCCCGTCAATGGTGCGTCTCAAAGAAGATCCCGGCATTTCGGTTTGATGAGAATGGTCGGTGGAAGGCGTACCGCGAGGACATAGCTGACTGGATTGACTCCAGAAAGAATGCTATGGGCGGCGAAACGCCTTCGTCTTCTGAGCAATCTTCTTAGGCTGGGCTACGAACTGTTTGCCCTGTTTATTGCCCTCCGATTTGGCTTTGTTGGTTGAAGCCTTTTCGCTGGGCGACAGACTGTTCCATGCGGCAGCAGGAAGATACCGCTTCTTTCCTTCGGATGGTTTGCCGTCGGAGGTTTTCCAGTCTTCCTTCGTCCACTTCGACAGGGACTTCTGTTCTCCTGTCTTTCCGCCAGAGTACCCGCCGCCAGCAGCCTTGTACTCCTGAGCTACAAGCTGGGCTTTGCGAGCAGACCACTCGCCGGGGTCACCACCCTTACCACTGGCCATCACCTTCTTCTTGATGCGCTCACGCAACTCTGGCTTTGTGTAGGTCATAGTCTGCTCACTTCTTCTGGTTGATGCGGATTTCTTCCACCTGCTTTGCGATGTCAATCCTGATCTGTTGGAGTCGCTCGATCTCTAGGCGCTTCTCTGCGCCAGACATCTCCTTGTCGTCCTCAATCATTCTGATCTGACTGCTGATGCTGGACATCATGTTTGTACCCTTGTTGTACAGCTTCACCAAAGCCAGCTTGTCTTGCTTCTCAGTGAACAGCTCGTTGGCTTTCTCAAGCTGACCAGCGTTCAGGAAGTGGCTGACATCCGAAGCTGCTGTCGCAATGTCCTTGGAGTTCTCGTAGAACGATGTGACGTAGCGAGACTGGGCCTGTGGCACGTTCTTCACATAGTTACCCACAACCAAGAAGTCATCAATGCGCTCGTAGCGCGGGGATGCGCCATCCTTGAATGGAGCGGCCATCATGTTCGATGCAGTCTGGATACCAGCACCGACCCAGCCCAAGTAACCTTTGAGCAGGTAGTCGTACTGGATCGCAGAAAACTGAACAGATTCAGGCTTGATCGCACCACCTGTCGCTGTCGATGCGAACTGAGCAAACATGTTGTTCACTGTGTTCAGCGAGACGGCAGCAGCAGATGTTCCGGGCGACTTGCGAAGCTGAGGAGAAATGCGCTCCATGCCCATGCTTTCGATTGGGCGGTCTGTGAATCCGTCCTTGTTGCCATAAAGATCCCACAGAGGGCGGATTGCCTGTGGGATTGGGTTGATCGCAAACGTGTCGTGCAGAACAGCCCCGAGACGCTTGGCAAACACCTTGCCCTCAACACTGGAATCAACCATCTGCTCAGTGAAACGCTCAACCAAGGTGGCGATTGCGCCCATCTCGAACGGCTTGGGAATCCGAACAGCCTTGTCTGTTCCGGGAACCTTGAACCAGAAGAAGGCATCACGATCCCAGTCTTCGCGCTTCTTCCAATCCTCATCGTCTTTCTGTGTTAGATACAGGAGCAAGCCAACGGCGACCACAGCACCAGTGACGGTGGCAAACTTTGCCGCCTTCTGTCTTTCTGTGTTAGAGGCGTTGCCAGTCAGGACTTGCATGGTTGGGTCGATACCGTCCCTGCCCAGCTTGTACATACCTTGTAGGCGAGCATTAAAGTACGGCAACACCTGAGCCGCATAGCGGATAGCCGCCCAGCTACCTTGCAATCCAAAGTCCTGCAAATCACGGGCGGCGTAGGAGGCTTCAAGGTGTGAAGCTCCACTGGCTCGCAACTGCTGGTACAGCGCAAGGCGGTTGGCGTTCTCAGAGGCATCGCTGATAACGTCATACTTGTCTTGCACCGAGCGGAAGAAGTTGGCCACCTTGTCTGGGGTATCCAAGATGTCGGCCTTGCTAACGCCAGTCTTCAAGATGCGTTTGATCGAGGCAGACTGATCTCCGTCGAATGCGTTGCCCATAGCGAACAGACCGCCGCCAGCCAGCGCCTCGGCACGATCTGTCATGTACGCTCTCCAGCCCTGCATCACGTTGCCCACCGGGTTGCGGCTCAGTTCGGACAGACCGATAGACTGGATGGAGTCGCGGATTAAGTTGTTGATCTTGAAGGTTGGCGACAGAGAGATGAACCGTGTGAGGGTGGTCTTAAACCCGCGCAGGATGTCCATGCCCCAGCCGTAGTCCGGCATCTGGGAAACAGCGGACAGAGATGTCAGCAAGAACTCGTCGTCGATGCGGTAGTAAGTCTCCTGACCTTTGATCATGACCTTGACCGCGCCCTTCTCTTGGGCATCCAGCTTGGTAACGATGTCACCCTGCTCTGTTGCGGCAGTCAGAGTTTCGACGGCTGCTTGGTTTTTCATCGAGGCTGACAGGATGTGAGTCCAGTTCATCAAGACGTTTTCCATCAGGTCGTTCAATGGGCGGTCACTACCCTTCAGCTTCTTGGACAGATACTGGCCGACAGATCCAGAGCTGGTCTGAGCTGCGGACAGGCTGCCGTCATCCTCCATCTGGCGATAGAACGGGATGTACCAGATGTCAGCAGAGAATCGTTTGTAACCCTCGGCATCAATCAGCCCAGTGTCACGAGCGACATCGAGGACAGAACGATTCAACTCGTTCATGTTCTTCAGTGTCTCAGCGTACACGCCGACACGGGACTTGCCATCTTTCATCTTGCCAAGGTTCAAAGCACGCAAAGCCTTAATGTCCTCTGGGCTGAAGAAACGCTCGCGCTCATCCTTCGACAGACTGGCTGCACGGTTGGCCGCGATCCAAAGCAGGAAGCGATCAACCTCACCACCCACTGGGTCGAGGATCTCCAGCAAACCCTGTGTACCCTTCCTCACATTCAATGCGCCATCGTCATTGAAGACTTGGCCATAGTGCAGCAGGGTAGAGACAGCACCATCCTGTGATCCAGTAGACATACGCAGCATGATGTATGCCTTGTTGCTGATCTCCCTGACAGAGCGGAACTTATCGAATGTGCCTTGCACAATACGCATCCAGAAGTTGGGCTTGAGATGTTCCAGCCTCTCCTTGATTGTTGGAGGAGAGTAGAAGCCTTTCTTCAGCGCACGCTCACGGGTGTCAGGGCTGACATCAGAGAACTGCTCTTCGTAGCGTTTGCGGCTGAACATTGGGAAGCCATCATTGGCCACTTGCTCCTGAACAGACTCAGGAATAACAAAGCCAAGCTGTTGGCCTGTGTCCTCAAGCTCCATCACGGTAACGGCATTCTTCCCAACGATTGTCTTGGCGACGGACGGGACTGTTTTGTCGTAGTAGTCACGGAGACCCTCCCCTCCAACATCCACCGCTTCACCAGTCAGCCGCAGATCGCCGTCAGACTTCATCGTCATTTCATATATGTCTTTACCAACGGCTTGAGATAAATCCTTCTCGTTTTGAATTAGTCTATTAAATACCTCAGCATTATTTTTCTTTCCAAGGATAACAAAAGCCCCGCCCTCTATTTTTCTGATTAGCAAATCATCAACGCTGTTCGACAACCGATAGCGGTTGACTTGTTGCTCGCCACGAGTCCAAGCAATACGATCAATACCATTCTTCTGAGCATACGCAATGGCCCTCTTTATCAAAAGACCAGTCCAAGCCTGAGTCTCTTTTATAAAAGGTGCAGGCGGTATTCCGCGATCCTGCAATTCACCCTCCGTGATAATGCCATTAGTAACTAGAGCCAAATCTTCCTTCCCCAGTACGCCATACTTATTTGCGTCTTGGCCGCGCTGACTTTGGATCTCCTCAAGGAACAACACGCTGTTTCCGTTTAGGTCTTTTCTAATGTTTGCACGAATCCAGCCTATGGCTTGCCCGTTTGAAACATCGCCAAAGTGGATTGTGTCGTCTCCTCGGTATGGCGTTATGGATGGCTCTTTAAGAACAAGCTCAAAATATTTTTTGCCGCCCGGCAGAACCAGCGGCATTTTTCCTCCTGATATGTTGTGTTTTGTTCCTTTAAGCATGTAGTCAGGAAGTCCCAAAGCATCTATCAGCTCTTCCCTTGTCATATCAAGCTCGTCGGGATACACGTCGATGCTATCGGCATACATTTCCGCCAGACGTTCATCCTCAAGATATTTGCCGGGGCCGCTCAGAATGACATCATTCAAGGTAACCTTATTGCCAGCAATCCAGTTGAGGATGTCCTGCTTCTCGACCTTGCCTTCTTGCAGATCAAGCCACTCATCAATACCAGTCCATTCGATCTCGGCGTTTTTAATTCCAAGCTTTGACTGGTTGCCTTTAAGCCAAGCCTTCCACTGCTGGGCAGGCATAGATGCCTGCTTGACAGACTCGAATCCACGCTCCATCGCAGAGTAGAAAGTCTCGCCTTCTTTCTTGCGAGAGAACATAGCCTCTCCAGCCTGAGCCTCTGGTGCTGGAGCAGCCTCACCGTACTTGTCTTTGACGTACTGGACAGCCAGCTTGTAGTCTCCTTCGAGATCATCAAACTCGCCAGCCAAGGCTTTTTGCAAAACAGAGGCGTTATCCTTATCCTCAAGGTAGCGAACTCTTCTGTGCCAAGGATAGTGAGCCGCAATAATTTGATCTGGCTGAACATCCTGAAGAACAAACGGAGCATCCCACTGTTCTTTTGGAACGATGAACTCCAGTGTTGGGCGTGTCTCTACTGGGCCATAGAAAGGGGTCTCTCCGGCATAGATGGCTCGCGGCCCTTCGATGCCCTTTGCGTACTTGATAGACAAGCCTTCTTTCGCAATGCTATCCAAAGACTCTGTGTCTGTCTGGTGGTACAGGCGAACATACCCATCAGGTATTTCCTGAGTACCCGGCTCTGCTGGCAAGTCCATCTTCTTCTGTGAGAAGGCGGGCATACCAGTGGCTACTGGTTGTGCGGCAGCAGCTTGGCTCTGTTCAAAGGTAGACAGAACGCTGGCCACAGCCTGGCGTGCAGCACCGACATCTGTCAACAGATTCTTTGAGTCCAGCGTCTGGCTGCTGCGGAGCTTGGCCATCACCGAGTCCAAGAAGTCAATGACTACGCGAGCCAACTGCTGGAACATGGTTGGGTTCTCGTCGGCCATCATCTGCCAGAAGGCGGACTCACCAAACCTGTCGCCCACGATGTCGGCAATGGCTTCTTCCAGAATCAGAGCCGGATCTTTCATCCCCTCCTGAGCCATGATCTGGCGATAGCGAGACATGCCTGCTTGGTCGAGGTATGGTGTCAGGTGCGTAACGAGCCTTGCGTACAGCTTTGGATCACTGAACCGCAGAGCGTGAACCATCTCGTGGCCGAGGATACGGACGTGAGGACGGCTGCTGTTGATGTTGACAAAGATTGTGTCTGAGCCGCTCAGTACCGCGCCGTCTAGGAAGTCGATACTTCCTTCCGCCACTGCAAAATAGACAAGCTTTTTTCTGAACAGATCGGCGATGCGCTGCATGGCAGGGACGCCGGGAATCTTTCCAGCAAGATCGCCGACAGGTACTCTTTTCGCGGTGAAGGTGTCTGTGCTTCCTTGTCGTGCGAGATGTCCCCTGACTTCTTTGTTGAGGTCGTCAACCGTTTTGAGCTTGGCATAAGCAAAGTCCCTTGTTGTGGTTGCTGGCTCGGCTGGTGTTCTGCTGAGGCTGTACTTTGCCCCCGCTCCAGCGCCCTTGTTTGCCTCGGCAGTCTTCTTCATCTGCGTGATTGCGCCCATGAGGTTGCCTTGGTCGGCCATCTCAGTCAGAGCAACCACATCCTCGATGTCCAGAGCGCCATCTTCGTATGCCTTGTTAATGCGCTCCTTAACGCGAGCTTGCACTACGGGGTCAATAGCTGGCTTGGCTGGAGCGGCAGGGGTGGTTGGCGCTACTTCTTGCGGCTGAGTCCCGCCTTCGACAGGCTGATCGCCACGGCCTGTTTCACCGCCGCCTTTTTGTTCTTGGGTTGTGACTCCCCGATCTTCCCCGACCGCTGGAACTTGTCCACCAGCTCCTTGACGTTGCTGCTCACCACCTTCTGTGACTTGCCTGACTTGAGTGGCATCTGGTGCTCCTTCTGTTGGTTGAACCTGACGTTCCGCTGCTGCGACAGCAGGGGTTGTGACGGTAGTTGTTGTGCCTTCGATCTTCTTGACCTGACCAGCCTTGGCCGCAGGGACGATTTCTTCCTGCACGATGTTGCCAGCCGCATCCTTCTGCTGAACAACAACAGCATCAGCAGGCGGGGTGGTGGTGGCAGATGGCTCGACGTAGCCAAGCAACTGACCCATAGCTGGCTTGAATCCAACATCGGCAATCAGCTTCTGAGCCTTTGCGCCAATGGTCTTGTCTTTCGACACGAGGACAGATTCAACATTTGTCTCTGGATCTGTCACTGTCACGCGAGTCAAGCCCTTTGTGCTTACGCCTTTCAGGTCGCTCTTGGTTGTGACGACCACGGACTTGCTGCCATCACGGACAGCAGCCACCTGTGCCGCCACCTGTGCTGGTGGCTCTGGAACAAAGCCAGCCTCATTAACGGGCGGCGTTACTACCGGAGCTGTGGGAGTTACTACCGGAGCTGGCGCTGTTACTACCTGAGCAGGGGTAACTGCCTCTGGCTTCTTGCGGGTCTCAACAAAGAAGAACGTACCACCGCCTTCGGCTTTGGAACGCTTACCCTGACGGATTCGAGCCTCAAGACCTTGATCGAGGAGATTTGTTTGGGCATACCCGCCACTGCGCTGGCCGGTCTTTGCGTCTTTCGGGCCAAGCAAGAATGTCTCAGCAGCCTGTATAGACGGGAATCTGTTCCCGACTGGGCCTTTGTTTGTCGTGATGCCGATCAAAGGCTCGAAGCCCTGTTGTCTAGCAACCAAGTCCTCTGGGGACAAGGCGACAGTTCCAGCCTGACCGCCTGTTGTCTCCGGCAGAATCACTGGCTGAGCATCACCCTCAAGGGTGCGAGTCTCCAGATTGGGGGTGACGCTGGCCCTCTGAATGACGGGTTCGATTGCGCCCGTGTCGCCACCAACCGCCGTGGATGCAGTCTCGCCAAACGCCGCAAGAACATCAGCCTCGCTTTGCTTTCTGGTTTCAGCTCTGGCTTCAGGAGTTGGGGCCTCTAACTCAACCAGCATACGCTGTGTGGCCAAAGACTTGACCAGCACATTCTGGAATCGCGGATCGTCGCCAGACTCAATGCCGTTGGCCTGAAGGATTGGGCCAATCTTTTCGTCGTCGAGCATGGCATCAAACAATTCTTGACGACCATCATCAGACGTGAGGTCAGCCTGAGCCTGATCGAGAATCTGTTTAACCCTGTTAGCGTCTGTCTTGCCGCCACGGAAAGCGCCAACCGCCGCACCAATAGTGCCGCCGCCCAAGCCACCCAATGCAAACGCATTGATGTACTCGTTCATGGCATCTTCGCCAGCCAAGTCCTTGCCTGCGCCGAAACGCTCGATGGCTGTTTGGAACAGTTCTTGTCCGCCCTCGATGCCAACGCCTGCTGCGCCACCAATCAGAGCGCGACCCGGACGACCAGCACCGGGGATGTTGATCTTGCCCGCAGCTACGCCCAAACCCAGACGGTCAACGGCTGCTTCGGACAGACCGGCAACAACGCCAGATCCAAAGATACGAGCCAAGTCGCCGCCAGTCAGTTCGCGCCCTTCTGCTTGAGCCTGCTCTTCAGCTTCGCCGTAGATACCGCCGGTGCTCTTGAGGATGCCAGAGCCAACCAGAGCGGTGTTAGAGCCAATGTTCTTGGCCACAGTCTTTGTGGCTTCTTTGATCATTTGGTCTGTGGCAACGTCTATGCCCTTGTCCGTGGCCAGACGCTTAGCCTCTTTGGCAACCATGCCCTCAATCAAATTCTTGGCAACGCCCTGAACAGCCTGTTTTCCTGCAACACCAGCAGTTGCTCCGGCGACAGCGCCAACTGGGCCAGCAGTCAAGCCGCCAGCCAATGATCCAAGGGCAGAGGTAGCTACGGTCTCGACGATGTTTCCGCCGAGGTAGCCAACGCCGTACTGCGCCCAGTCAACCAGAGCGCCCAAGTCGCCTTGCTGAGCCTTGGCCCATGCTTTGGTCACATCATCGGATTCTTTGGCTGTCTCGCCAATCGCTTTCATTCTGGTCTGGTACTCACCAAGGCCAAAGTTTTTCAGCGATGTCATAGCCCCGCCAGCGCCGAAGGCTTTTTCGCCAGCCGCTCCAGCAAATCCGAGAGCACCGTATGCCAGTGCAGGAGTCTGCTCTAGTGCCGTTGTAAAGCCACGACCTGTATCGCCAGATTCTTTCTCTGGCTTTGCCTCGACCACTGGCTCAACAGCTTCTGATCCGGGCCATTTGTATGCAAAAGCACCATCTGTTGATTCTTGCTTTGGCTGCTGCATAGCTGGCTCAGAGCCGGGCCATTTATATGCAAATGTCTCTGACTGCGATGCTGGTGGCGAAGATGGCAATGACGCTCCGCCCGACTTTGGAATTGGCGGCGCAACATCTGGGCGTGATCTTGGAAGAACGTCCTCAGTCAATGCCTCAGAAGAACTCTTGTACATATTGAGTTCATCCTCTGGCTCAATACCCAGCGGGTCTCTACGACCAAGACGCAAAGATGTATCCATCTGTTTTCCTATTAAGGCAAGACAACCCGTGTGCTGCCAATGTTAGTAAATGTTGTTCCGTCTTTGTCTTTACGAGCCTGCAATGTCCCGTTTGAAATAAGCCGAGCCGCATTGGCAAGAGTCTGAACATCCACCTTTGGATTTAAGCCAGAAAGCTGAGAAGTCTTTTCAAAGAGGTCTGTGTTTCTTACGGCCTCATTCATCTTGCTTTGCTTTTGTTCTTCAGTAAGACCCATCATCTTGTCAAAACTAATGTCAGGAATAGGGAACAGCTTTTGAATTGTCTCGACCTTCGCCTTTTGCTCAGATCCTTTTGCGGCCTTATCTTCTGCCGTCGTCAAAGCTTTGTACCTTTCGATCTGTGCATTTGCCACAGACTGAGATACGCCAAGCTGCCTTTCTTTAAGTCCAAATTCGCGCTCTTCTTTGACCTTTGCCTCTGCCTTGTCTTCTGCGCGGATCTTTTGTCCAAGTTCAAACTCAAAAAGCTTGGCAGGTGTAAATTGACCCAATCCAGTCAGCAACTGCTGCTTGTTCATTGGGCGCTGTTCGATAGAACCAGTGGCCTGATCTACAACGGCAAAGTTGTATGTGCCTGTCTTTGCATCGAAAGTAGTTTTGGTTGGATCAATCTCTTTTCCATCCCTCACAAACCCATACACCTTGGAGACTGCATTAGCGACGACTGTTGGATCTGCGTCGGCCATAACAAAGGCAGCCGCATTCTTTTGCATTCGAGCGATACCCTTGTCTTTCATCTCTTGAGCAAGCTCATTGAGAGACATGGCCCTGTCCACGTCACCACGGGCAATCAGAATTTTGCGATATGCACCCAACTGCTTGTCAACTAGCAGGTCGTCTGCGGCCTTCTGGTTTTTGTATAAGCCAACACCACCCTTTTTCAGAATGTCTGTTTCTGCCTGAGTAACAGAATTTGATGGAGCGCCTGCTGATGGCCTGACTCCAAGCCTCTGCATTTCTGCTTGGTTGTAGCTGCGAGCGCCTTTCTCATCGACAGATTGAGCGGCCTGTTGACGAGACTGAAGCGCAGCAGGATCAGCCAAGTTTGTGAAGTCGCCAGCTCCAGTGTCTGCATCCTTCTCGGCCTGCATGGCCTCCTGACGAGCAGCCTCGATGTCTGCTTCTCTCTTAGACTCCCGAGCAGCACGTTCTTTTTCGTATCCAAACCGCTCTTGCTCCATCGCAAAGCGTTCGTCTTCACGCTTTTGCAAGGCTTCTTTGCGCTGCATCTCTTTGACGTTCTGATAGCCCTCGAAAGCGCCACTCACAAAACTTCCTAATCCTGTTGCCATCATGCGCTCCTTTTACCAAGTGCCTTGCGCTTTTGTACGGCAGCAGGCGTGTGTGTTTGTTTGACTATCTTGTCGAGCTTCTTGACACCGATAGCCTTTACCGTATCTGCTGGCAATACATACTCACCATCAGACAGCATGGCTGGAATCTTGTCGTCAACTGGGCCTCCGGGGCCAGATACCTTTCCGCCACGACCAAGGTGCTTGACCTTGCCGCCATCAGCAAAGATAAACGGGATGGCTGCGCCTGCAACCTTTCCAAGCGCACCCATCTTTTCTGACTGAGCCTGCGACGATGCGTTGTACCCCTGCATACGGGCATTAAATTCTTGGCCGTAAATATTACCTGCTGTGCCGTATGTGCTGCCAGCTCCACCCAACATATTCCCAGTCTGTCCGTAGGCACTGCCCATGTAGTTTGCGCCAGCAGTTGTGCTGCCTCCAGCGGCAGAGCCAGATGCTGTTGCCTGTCCAGCAGCGGCGGTTGCGTTGGATGCTAGGCCACGACCCAGTGCGGCTGCGTCATACAGGCGAGCACGACCCATTTCGTCTGCTGCGATTCGTGACTTGGTGGCTACACCAGCACGAGCGCCAGCCTCGCCTTGAGCAAGCTGAGCATTGATGGCTGCAAACCGTGCGGAGTTTGGATTGACACCGTACTTGGCCAGAGTGTCCAGAGCCTGCTGGCGCTGAACGTCATAAGCCTGAGCAACGTCCGCCATACCCTGAGAGGCCATCTGTTCCTTTGCGGCCTCTTCGTTGTAGGACTCAGCCTCGCTGACCAGTCGCTTCTCCAGTGGGCGGAATGTCTCGCGCTCATAAGTGGCGTACTCTTCAGCCCTCTTTGCGGTATCAGCCATGATCTGCTTTTGTGCAGTGGCAATTTCTTTGAGGTCGTCCTTAAAGTCAGCGTACTGCTCTTTGGAGAAGTTTAGATACTCCATCGCTGTCTCGCGCTGCATCTTTGCGACATCGGTTGCGGACTCAGCCGCAGCAATCTGTCCGGGGTTTGTGTCTGGTGGAGCCGGATCACTGCCCAAATCAATATGGCAGACGTTCTTCCAGTTGTTGCCATGAACGTCACGCAAGAGTTCCAGCCTCTGCTCAAATTTTTCGCGCTTACTTTTCATTTTTCATTTCCTCAAGGAAGTTCTCCAGACGATCTTTCTGAGATCTGATGCGGAGTTCTGGGCCAACATGAATGGCCCACTCTGGCCCACCAATGGCTGCTGCCAAATACAAAGACACGTCAGCAATGGAATATCGCGTGACGTGAGCTATCTGTTTGGCATGGTCATCTCCGCTTTGGAGTTGATTCGCCACATGCCAGTTCAAGATACCAGTGCTGAACACCGTAGTGATGTCCAACTGGTATTGGCGGAAAACAGGATTGCGAGGGATTTCAATGCAAGCCAGCCAGAAGGCTTCGTTGATTGCCTGCTTGTCCATCGCCTTGTCGCCGTCGATCAGGTTGTCCCATACGTCGGCAACTTTGACGACAGACATAACTAGACCAACAGCATCATCGTTGCCCTTGAATGCGTAGCGCAAGAACTCTATGTCATTCATGGAAGTTCAGCCTCAAGACAATCTCGTTGACCTTTGCAATTATCTGATCCGTTGTTGCGTCAGAGGCAAGCAATTCAATCAGGCCCTCACGAACGCCAGTAAGGATCTCGATGTTCTCTTTCATTGGCCCAATTACTGCGGCAATGGACTTGTCCTGAATCGTGAACGTCGATGGAATGGCTGGCTTTCTCATAGCTGAGCCAACTCTTTCGCCGTCTCAGCAATGCGGAATTGCAAGAGCGGGATGTTTCCATTGAACTGAAACTCCCATCTGTCACCCTTGTAACCAGATGGCAATCTAAATTCTTTGCGGCTTGTGACAGATCTCGTGGCAATGAGCTGGTAGTTACAGAAGATCTTGACCTGTATGTACCTGCCCTCAACACTGGATGTGATTGATGTCAGCAGAGAGCCGGCAACATCGTGCTCAGCAATCTGTACGCTACCCAGAGTTGACTCTAGATCTGCTCCCGATGTCAGCAGTGCTTGGTTGGCTGCAATGATCTCAGCGGTCTGTCCAGCAATGGACTCTGTGATTTCTGCACTGCCAAAGTCTGCCTCTACCTGAGCAACAGCAAAGTTCACTGGCCGAGCAAGATGGAAGACCTTTGACTTCCACTCGTATGGAATGAAGTTGTAGAGGTCGCCTTCCCAAGACTTGACCTGACTCTCCTCCACAAGATACAAGTCTGCCGTAACTGGATCTACGTAAACAGCATTTGTGTGCTGAGTTGTGGTGGTTAGTGCGGATGCCTGCTCCCCACGGTCTAGCAGAACAGATCCGCGCAGTTCGTTATCCAAGTCTTCGTAGAACAAATGATATGCGCCGTCAAGGATTGCGCCGAGCATTGAGGATGGCTTGTACACCTGCCACTCGTCACGAGTAAACAGAGATGCAGTTGATACACCAGCAAAACCCTGAGCGATCTTTACGATGCCGTTGGGAGATGCGTACATAACCCCGGTGTCGTCAGAGACGATTGACCTCTTTGACACGCACGGCTCAAACAAAGGAATCTTTGCCTGAGACATCGACTGAGGAGTTGAGCCGCTTATCACGAATGGGTTACCCTGCGTAGCAACGACCAGCGATTCGCCGAATGCGGCAATCGAAACAATCGGGTATTCAACTGTCAGCGAGTATTCGATTGGCCAAGCATGTGGAATAAATGGCTCAGAGAAGTAAACCTCGTTGCCACGGAATCCAGCCAAGATGCCGTTGGCCATCGCCACCAGACCAGACAGATCGCTCGGGGGCGGTGAGTAGTTGCTCGATGTCAGCGACCCGCCCAACTGAGTGGCCGTCTTGGTATCAGAGTATGTTGTAGTTCCGATGTTGACATCGGCCACCTTCAGGTAGACAACGGATGTCGTTCCTGCAACGGCTCGGTAAATCCGCATCTTGGTGATGTTGTAGTCGCCAGTCGGTGCGGTAGATGGCAGGCCACTGATGGCGACAGTTCCACCGGGCAAAACAGATATGACAGACGATGCTGGAGATGGAGCAGATTCTTCTTCAATCGCTCCAAACATCGAGATGAATGTGTATAGGTAAACACGGGACTCTGCTGTTCCAGATCCGCCAGATGGCGTGACAGTTGGCGCGACTGTTGGGGTCGGAACGCCCATAGCCAAACTGTCGCCGGGGAACGGGCCGCTGCCAGTCTCGGCGAGAGCGGCATTTGTTTTCTTTGGAGTGCCGTCACCAGTGTAATAAATTGGGTACTCGCCAGTTGCATAGATTGGCCCCGGCACTACGTTGACATCGACATTCCATGACAGCCACAGATCGTCGCCAGATACGTCGTTGTGTCGATAGATTGATCTGCATCCCGCAACAGTAGCTGCGGGAATAGGGAGAGATCCGGGTCTGCGCCATGACCTGATCTCTCCGCTGTACAAATTGGTGTTGACCGAAGTCTGAGCCTCATTGTCTTTCAACAACGTCTTGCTGACTCTAGGAGCAATACCAGCAAAAGCAGCTAACTTCAGTCCAGCCATTTAAGCAACCAATCCGTTCAAATACTGCGTCTTCCCAGCAACCTTGGTCGCAGTGAGTTCCTGCTTCTTCAGGTTGTTGGGGTCGTAACTGACATGCACCCAGCCACTGTCAGGAATACCCGGTGTGTAGAACTCAAGGATCAACTGTGTGTAGTCCAGATTATCCATGATCCACTGTGCTAAATCAGCATTTGCCACCCCGGGAATTTCAATATCGGCTGCTCGGCCAAGGCAATGGTCTGAGGTCTTCGAGCCTCCGACTGCTGCATTTGACTCCGGAGAGCGGAACGCAGAGTTCACCTTGACACCCTTACCATAGTGATCGCGCACAGGTTGTAATACTTTTTCGCACAGTAAGCGCAGGTTTTCTGTTGCCTCGTCGTCTGGCGTGTTATCCAAGCCAAGGCGCAGGGCTGTCTCGGATTTGGTCAGTTCGTGCAGGGAGAAGTTAGGGGACAGATTCATTTGATTTCCTTCTGTGATTCAAGGGCTTTGTTGTAAAGGTCGATGCAGGAGTTGAGCTTTTCGATGGCTCTGTCACCCTCATCTGTTATTGCGAAAAGAGCTTTTCCAAACGCTGGGTCAAGCTCGGTTCGTGCTTCTCCTGCACTATCTCCGCTGGGAGCGGAGGGATCTGTGGAGGCTGATACGGTGGCGCAGGCGGGCGCTTTGACAGGAACCCGCAGCTTGAAAGTGCCGCCATCAATAGCAGCATCGCGCTCTTTTGCAGCAGTCTTTGCTTTTTCATTTGAAATCCTCAGTGCATTGGCAGTTGTGGTGACGGCATTGGACAGAATCTGTTCTTTGACGCGAGCCTGTTCGTTGAGCTTGGCCACCTCGGCAGCCTGTCTGTCGAGTTCAGCATCCTTGCCTACCCAATAGCCGCCACCGAAGGTCGCCAACAGAATGACGATACCAAAGATTATTTGCTTCATGGCTGGGGAGGCTCGTCATTGTCCTTGGCTTCTGCCTTAGCAGTTGCCGATGCAATGGCGGCAGACACGGCCTTGCGGCCAGCCACGCCACCCAACACACCAGTACACAGCAACATGATGTCGTTCAGCATCTTTGTGTACACGACATCAATCGGAGCCATGCCAAGCATGGGCTGGGTCACAAAGGTAACAGAATAGATAAAGCTGAAGCAGCTACCAATCAGGATCAGAGAGATGACAAATATCACCCATGCCCATACCCTGACTTCAATTTCGTCAGGTGTGAGGCGTGCTTTGGCTGGCTTGAATCCTACTGTTGCGTTCATTTTTTCTCCTTGTCAATGTTTACGAGTTGGTCTGGGCAAGTGCCTGAAGCGGTGCAGGCTGGAGGCTTGCACTCAGCAGATCCCCAGTTGCTTGGGTCTTGGCAAGCATAACGAAACCTATCCTCACAGCCGCCCAAGACAACCATGAACATAGAAATTAACAATATCCTCATTTATTTCTCTCCTCGTTGAACAATCGCTGAATATCTTGCCGTAATTTTTCTGACGCTCTTCTTTCTCTTTCCAGTGCTCTTCTTTCCTGCTCCATCTCTTCCAGCTTTGCTTCTGTCTTCAGGTGCATGTGAACAACGATTGGGCCAAGTCCAAGAACAATGATTGTCAGCAAGGCGATGATGATCAGAAAGGCGGTGTCGTCGTCGTTTTCTGGTTGAGTACTTGTAGCCATAGGTGGAGGTATCCAACTAGGAACAGAGCCGCCAGAAGAACCGCGATCCTGAGTTGCAGCCTTCCTTTTCGCTGGTGTTGTCGCCATCTCTTGTACCTTTCACGAGCTTCCTCCGCCAGTCTTGCTTTCTCCTGTTCTTCTTGGATAACGTCGCGCATTTCAAAAACTTTAGAGTACAGAGCACCCATCTCTGGAGGAGACTGGTACACCATTGTTTCTCTGATAGTGACCTCTAGAGCGGCCATCTGATCCATCGCCATCACCCTGTTAAGGGCAGACTCCATTAGATTTGCATCTGGGTCATAGACGTTCTGGCTTCGCTCCTCTTCCTCCCTTATGTGGGCGGCAAGCTTTTCTTGTAGCCGGAAGAACTCTGTGAGTTGTTTGACGACATCGGCCATAACCTGCGTCTCATCGACGTAGGCTTTCTTTCCAGCTCTTGCTGCTGGTTTGGATTTTGGCTTTGGCTTTGGTGTTGCTGGCTTTGATGGAGCAGGCGATCCATCTCCGCTTGGAGCCTGAAAAAGCTTTCCAATGAAAGCAATAACCGGCCCCAAGAATCCTTGAGCCTCTTGAACAATGCCAGCAACTTCATCGTATGTTTCTCTGACTTCTACGAAAGATTCTTTTGCCTGCTTGTAAAGTTCGCATCCTTCCTTGATGGCGGCAACACAGGCGTTTGCAGCAAAAAGAATGCTAATCGGATCAATTTCAGACTCCTGTTAGTCCACGAACAAGATCGGCCAAAAAGCCGGGGCCGAGAAGTACGGCCGCAATAACGATGTACAACAGATACTCTATGCGAGTCATTCGTCTGTCGCCTTCGCCAAATGCCTTTTCAATGTTCTCGTATCGTTGAGCACAGATAGCTTCATGCACGGCAAAGTCCTTTTCTATTTCGCTCATTTTATTCATCCGCCTTGTTATCCTGCTTGCCAAAATTGATTTTGTTCCACAGTCTTTCGTGGATGAAGTACCAGATACTGTTGACAACGACCTTGCTTGCCATAAGCATACCCGCCAGCTCAAGACTTCCTGTCAGCCAGTAGCTGATTACGAAAGAAATGATGCTGACGGTAACCCGCCAAGAGATCGTTTTTGCAACAGATCTGGTTGTGCTTTCTTTCATAAAGGCAGGAACTTCTGAATTTCCTGTCGCTCTTGTTGAAATACTGCCAAAGCATCTGCGTCATGCTCTTCATCGTGAGCAACCAAATAGTAGCGCAGCTTCAAGCCAAACTCCTTGGTCAGGTCACAGACCATGTGCATACCGCCTTCTGTGTCCAGCTTTCCATCGCGTGATGGCTTGCTGACCAGATCAATCTCGCCGTCAATGGCTGCCTTGGTTGACACGTCTGGATCGCTGAAGCGGACGTACTCAGATGCGTTCACCAGCTTTGCAGCCAGCTTGCCGACCAAAGGAGAGATGCCGCCAAGGGACTTACCCTCGAAGCTTGTGCCGTACTTGATGGACTCATCTTTGGACATCAGCGTGTAGTCCAGATGGCCAAAGTATTCCTTGATGGCAAACTGCTCTGTGATTGACTCAGACTCGCTGCCAAAGTGCAATGGCGTGGTGGATGTGACCATGACCGCATCTTTGCCAAGTTCCTTGAACTTTTTCATGGCAGCATCCCCGTTATCGCCAAGGCGCAGGCTAATCAACTTGGCATTCGGGAATCGAGCTTCTGCGTAGTCGTCGCTGCTGCAATCTCCGGCCGTCACAACATATTTTGGATTCATGATATCTCCTCAAAAAATTTGATTTTGAAATGCCGTTAGCTTTGCCTTGCCATTGTCCACGCTGTCGGCAGCAACACCAAACAAAACATAGAAGTTTGATATTGTTGGCTGCACAGACCCACGACTGCGTAATTGTTCTGCTCTCTTTACGCCAGCCACCTGTGATGCAGCAGCGTACTTCTGATCAAAGTCTTCTGTTGACAGATTCCAGTCTTCTTTTGGAAATGCGATGTGGTGCATCACAATAGCTTTGTCGATTGGCTTTGTAACAGTTGCCGACATGTCGTATGCAAACTTTAGGTGATCAACCAAGTAGTCTGGGGTCAGCACATTCAGGTGCGTATAAGGCATGATGCCCCAAGACCAGTCTGTGATAAAGCACCGACCATTCGGCACATCGACAATGGCCTGAGCCTTAAATGGCGTGTTGCGGATATTGTTATCCTGAAGGAGCTTAAGCACCTTTGCCTTAAATCCAAACTTATCATTAGAAGAGACTTCACGAATGCCAGCCTTGTGCGTGATATGTCCATCGTCTGCACTGGTGTTCAGCATCCACTTATCCGCAATTGGATTAAAGTGGATTACGCCAGATCCATTGACAACTCCATCAACGAACAAAAGATATGTCTCTTGAGTTAAGTCATCAATGTAGGCATTCTGAATAATGAAGCCATCTGTTGAATTGCTTCCAATCATCGAGACCACATCTTCAATTTGCGACATGGTAAAGATACGGTAGACGTATGGGTATGGGTGCTTTGCGCCAGACCAAAGATCTGGTTTGATAATAAAGTGGCTATGCGTACATGCGCGAAGATTTTCAATTGTCAATGCCGTTTTTGGAAGCATCGAAACACCAGACGCCAAACACTTTGCTTCCAATCCACTCTTTGTGATGAACCCAGTATCTGGAAAGTATTTGCCTTTTGCAACGGCAATGTCTGCACACTCTTGAGTGATTGGATCAAACAGCGGCATGGCAAAGTCAAAGTCTTCTACCGCAGAAACTATCTCTATGCCAGATCCAGAGAGGGCAGACAAAAGCTTCTGGTAGTTTTCTGCTTGTGTTGGCCCGTTAATAAAAAGCTTCATACAAATTCCTCGACTGGTATTTTTTCAAGTCCAGACTCCATGCTAGAAATCTGTTCATTTAAGATAAATCTAAATGCCGCACGCTGAAGTTCGCCATACCAAACCTTCTCGACAGCACAGTTTGTCAAGAATGTTTGTGTCGGCAAATCTAATGGGCAAGAGCTTCTGCACAGCTTAATGTTTGAGCAGTCAGTACAGTGCGTGTCTTTTTTGGTCAGATTCAAGGTAAGGATGCGAACACCCTTAATGTTGTTAATGTGGCCGTGAACATACTTCTCTCCGGCATGTGGGCATGTGCGAACGCTGCCATCAAGATCCAAAGAAATAATGTCGGCCATGTCTGCGCCACAGTTGGTGGTCTCAAGAATTGGCTCATTGTTTAGCAGCTTCCTAGAGTAACCAATCACGCTGTAAGCAATTTGACTTTCATATATATCGCAAAGCAATAAAGGCAAGTCAAGAGCAGACATTCCGTAGACCGCTGGCTCATCACCATCAAATCCATGCAAGATCATTTGTTGATGGTGAGACTCAAGGTAGCTTCGCAAAATAACGCGAAACTTTTCTAAGTTGTCACCGTGAATAACATGAAGCTGACTGTCGCTCGTTTTCTTGTCCTGACCATCAATGATGTTGCAGGCTAGATAGTCAAATCCATTCCCGCCTTCTTGGTATGTTCTGCCAAGAGAGAATGATAGGCTGTTTGTCTGCAATCCATTAGCTACGATATGACCTCGAAAGAAGTCATTGATTGCAAACAAATCAAAATTTGTGTTTGTTACAGAACACTGGAATCCGTAGCCAACATTCGGCAAATCATCCAGCTTGCGGAGTGTCTCAATCACTCTTGGCCTGTCGAGGATTTCTTCCCCACGCAACTGTTCTTGCCTTGGCCCGTCATGCGAAATGCTCAGGATTACATCTGACTTTAGCGAGGCAAAGAACTCTGCATGTTTTGCGCTAAGGCAGCTACCATTTGTGGAAATTGCAAACGTCCTGCCCTCAGCATCAAAGAAGTTCATCAGAGGAACCATGTCATTCCAATAAAGGAATGGCTCGCCTCCCCACAGCTCTATGCGCTCAAGGTTGGATAGGTCAAAGTTGTCTGTGATGTCTTCAAAGAATTTATCAAGATTCTTTCGTTTTGGCAACTCATCTGGATTTCCAATATCCATCTGCATACAGTACGAGCAACTGTAATTACAGGCGTGACCCATAAGAATTCTCAAAGCTCTTGGACTTGAGGTTTTGGTTTTCTTGCTATACAAGGACTTTGCCATCTCAAAATACAAAGAACTTTCAGAGTGTCTTACAACAACATTCTCTCCTTGCTCGTCAAGCAAGGCATTGCTGATGTTGTTGTAGAAAAAACTTTTGCCTGATTCAGTTCTGATGTGAGTGTATGGGCGCATCAAAATACTCTGTTAATGTTCAGCAATGGATCTAACAATTTTGGGTTATTAACAGACGCTGCGACGCCAACCGCTCCGGGTGGAATGATATATGAGTCAGGGTCTACTATGTCCTCAACTCTTTCACCATCTCGCAAAGCATGAATACATATCATGATGGTGTTGTTTTCCATAGCCTCAATTTCGTGCATCCAGTCTTTGCGAATAAAGATCGCATGTGGGGCGGTGAAAACTTTAGAAACACCCTCAACGGTTACTTTGGCAGATCCAGCAGTAAGCAGTGAGACATGATCAAAGATGTGTGCGTGTCCATGCTCAATGTCACCAGCGTGCTTGAAGTGCATTGATCTCATAAATAAATTAGAGACGCATGTCATTTGCACCTCCGGATCGCCGTTAACCGACCTGCCAAAACTGGGGCCTGCGTTTATTTCTTTTGGATCTTCTTTACTCATATATCGTCACCTCAAAAAGAAACGGCATCTTTGGCCATGATATATCAGTCGGCCATCCAGACTGCTTTGTAATGTCACGCAAATCTTGCCTGTACTGACCCCATCTCAGCTTTTCCTCATCATCCAACGTGTGCTGCACGTCTGGTAGTTGAGTCCAGTCAGACTGATAAAGAAGGGTAGATCTTTTTGCAATAGCCGCTGCCTTTGCCTCTGAAACTTTTGATGGCAATCTTGTTGTCTCTTTTACAAGACCCAAGATGTAGTCTGCATTCTTGGCAATTTCAACAGGTTTTTTTTCTTCGATCACTGGCATGAAGCTTAGGATGTAGTTTTCTAAATCCTGACCCTCCGGATGCAAGCCATCAATAACCGGCAGCTTAATTATTATTGGGGTCACTGTCCTAAAGTCTCGGAAGTACACCATTACTTCATGACTCTCAGGATCAAAAGATCGAATAATAAATTTATTAGCCGATTGCGCCATATCTGCTTCCTGTTGCTACCCACGTAATTAAAGAGTTCCCGGCAACAGCAGTACCGCCACCTCCCCCGCTTGGAGAGGCTGGATAACCATTCGACCAAGCGCCTCTTCCGCCAGCAGAGCCGAATCCTCCGCCTCCGCCTCCGCCTATGCCATAGCCACCCGCATCAAAGGGGGCATTAGCTCCGGGGCCGGTTGTTCCCCCAGCACCACCATTTGCCAGTGCCGCTCCTGCGGAAGCGTTCCCTCCGCCATTACCCCCCGCTGCCAATGTTCCAGCTCCCCCTGCAGATCCGGGAAAAATTTGTCCGCCTACCGAGCCACCCGCGCCGCCACCCCTTCCACCGCCGCCGCCGCCGCCGCCAATAGTAGAGCAAGCGCCACACCCAATTAGACGACTTGCAGTAATGTTCTTTTTCATAGTCAGATTCCTTTATGCACTGAAAGCAGTACCGCCGCTTCCGCCGCCACCGCCGCCAGCAATTACTCCATTGTTGGTTATCTGTATGGCATGTTGGGCGAGCAAGGCTGGGCCGCCGCCTGCGCCTGCGCCACCTGCAAGATTATTTACACCACCTACGCCAGCTGCGCCACCCATACCAAGAATAATACCGTTATTGATTAGGCGCAAGGTCGTTCCAGCAGGGAACGTGACCCCAGTCTGGAAGGCGTATGCACCAGTAGATGTTGAGTACACATAGACACCACCATTGATGGTTACTGTGGCATTTAATGGGGCGGTCTGATTCCATCCGGCCGCAATAGCAGCAGACTTCAGGTTGTAGTTTGTAGTATTTGAAGCGATTGTTGGGCTGAAGTTAAAAGTTAAAGACTTTCCATAGAAGTTGGACATAGAGATCTGTCCGCTCGCAACGCCAGCAAGACTTCTTGAGGCTGTCTCGCCGAGGGATGTTGTTGCAGTAGAGGCTCTGCCAAGCTCGGTACTGATTTGGGAGATTGATATCGCCCCTGATGCTGGTAACGGCATGTCGTCTCCTTATGGTGTTCCGTATCCAACAACATCCGCAAGAGCAGTTATATCGCCCGTAGAGGATATCGAAAGAATCACAGTAGACCCATACTTGACCACAAGCTTTCCAGACTCTTGCATGATCTTGAAGTTGGCTGTGTTGATTGATCCACCAGTTAAGGAAATCGAGTTTGAAAAAACAGGAGTGCCTGAGAATGTTGGATTTCCAGAAAGTGTGGGTGCTCCTGTATAGGTTCCAGATATAGCACCTCCGCCACTCAGAGTTACTGCGCCACTAAACGTCTTTGCGCCTGTGATGGTTTGTGCGCCATCTAGCTGGACAAAGTTCTCAAGAGCAGCAGCAATCAGGCGAAGTTCAACCTTGTCACCGGCAGCGTATGGCCTTGCGGTAGATCCATTCTGTGCTCTGACAATGGTGAATGTGTCTGACGATCTTGCCGTTACCTTGACAAACTCAATCTGGTTACTTGAGTTTATCAATGCAGCGTAGAAGTAGCCAGATGTCGTGACTGGGAACAAAGCACCACTGCTGGATGCAACCGTCAGAGATGTATCACCAACAAGTATTGATGATCCCAATGTTGTCGTTGCATTGTTTGAAAATAAGACTGGCATTTAATTTCCTTTTGCTTTCGCCTCATCTGCCACGAGGGCCATTCAGCCACATCGTCGCGGAATAACGAACACCAGAAATGACTGGGGTTACTTTGTGCTCAAGCTGTGATGGGAATGCGATCAAAGATCCCTTTTCCAAAGGTGCTTGATATTCTTGGTACAACTTTAAGAACAGATCTCCGCCGTTGAACTCATACACATCACTCAACAGACAGATGACAGTCAGCTTTCTTTCTGTTTGCAAACCGGAGAGTGGGAACGTGTCAACGTGCCAGTCGTAGTGCTGACCGGGTTCATACTTGGCAAACTGAATTGCCTCATGCCCATCTACACCATATTGCCACTGGCACTTTTCATTCCCAATCAAACCATGCTTGAGCATGATGCCACCGAGCCAATGGTCGTCTGGCGCAAAGCAGATGCTGGTATTTCGCATCTTGTGATCTTTGAGATCTGCATCAACTCCCATCGTGGCATCTTTGAATCCAATTTCTTGGAATTCCTCCAAAGCAGCATTGCATACTGCCTCGGGTATCTTTCCTATGTACCAAATGGGTAGGTGACTCATTTAGACTCCAGTGCCTTTAGACTATCCTCAAGCAAAGCTACTTTGCCGCTCAACTCTTTAACAGCCTCAATCAAAAGAGGAACAAGTTTTTCGTATTGAACAGTCAAATACTCTTTGCCGGATTTGCTCTGACCATTATCCAGTGGATCTCGGTCAAACGGCGCAAACTTAACTGCGTGAGGTTCTACGGCCTGAACATCTTGAGCAATAACGCCAACGTCTTTCTCCGGAGGAAAGAAGTCCCACCTGTTGCATTCTTCTAAGTCCCAGTCGTATGTCACGCCAGCAATTTGATTTACCTTCCAAAGAGCATTTGGAATTGGCAAGACGTTTTTCTTCAACCGACCGTCTGATGAATATGCAGTTACGTTGCCTGTATTGATCTGGTTTCCAGAACCATCCCAATAAACGCGCCATGTGGTATTACTGTAATAAAAGCCTGTGGCTGCGGTGCTCATCATCAGTGTGCCAGTGACATCAGCAAACGAAATGCCCGCGTATCCATTGGTTGTACCGCTTACACCTATTGAGCCGTATGAGCCATATGTAATTGCATTACCTGTGATGCGTTGCCATGTTGCTGCGCTCAGTGCTGCTGCTGTTGATGCGGTAGATGCGTTTCCATTTAACGCAGCAGTAATTGTCCCGGCACTGAAGTTACCAGAACCATCACGCTGAACAAGCGCAGATGCAGTGTTTGCAGATGCGGCGGCAAGGGATGTTCCCCATGCTGTACCAGTTGATACAGCAACGCCAGCGCCGGGATATACGGTAGGGCCAGATGGGCCAGTAGGGCCTGTTGGGCCTGTTGGGCCAGCTACGGTAGATGCCGCGCCAGTTGGGCCTGTCGGGCCGGGTGGGCCTGCTACCGTAGAGTCCGCACCTGCTGGGCCAGTGGGGCCTTGCAATCCTGTGGGGCCAGTTGGGCCAGTCAAACCCGTCGGGCCTGTGGGGCCAGTAGGCCCTGTTGGGCCAACCAATGCTGCATTGGCAACAGTGGCTTTCTTGACTTGGTTGGTAGAGACATCCAACAGAAACAACTGATCTGTTGATTCGACTTGGCCAGATGTCAGTTCTGCTGTTGGGAACAGAGTGTTCTTGACAGATTCGGAGACAGATGCTCTTGCATCAGATACGGACAGATACTGAGGATGATCGTCGTCTGTCAATCCGGACAGATTGCCGTGGTCAGAGATCAACGATGGAGCCACCCCGGCTGACGACACGCTACGCAAGTCTTGAACGCCTGCAAGCTTTGCCTTGGCTGCATTAGAGTAGCTTGTTGCGCTTTGAAAGATTAGGCGGTACAAAGGCCGAAACTCCACCGATGGGAATCCCGGCAAAGTCAGATCTTCAAAATGCAGCTCTTCGGCTTGGCCAATAGTATTGGTGGCCGACTGATTCAGAACAGCAACGACTGGGTAGTTCAGGTTGTTGGTTGCAAGAATCCAAGAGACGGTGAACTCTCCACTGTTTACGTCAACCACAGACCATGTACCAGAGGAAAAAACGTTGTACTGTAGGAGGGTTCCCTTTTTAACAGGATAGTCGTTGGGCGTAGTGATCTTCCACTCTGTCCCACTCAGGTACAGAACTGGGATTTGCGCTGGGCTGTTGAGATCCTGCTGCCAAGTATTTGCTGTCGGCGTATTGGTAGAGACGACATCAATCTGCATGTCCTCATCGAAGAACGTGCCGCTCTCTATTGTGACCTGAGCGTCTGTATTTAATGAGCCAGTCCCTGCGATTGTGTAGCCACTGATGGCAAAGCCGCTGGCAATAGCTGCGCCCCGTGTGCGGTGCAAATACTCGTGCGTCTGCCAATCAAGGGTTACGCCGTGACGCTCGTCAGCGAAATAAATCGCCTCATTGTCTGTTGCGTTCCAGTACACGTATGCTGTTGGCGCATCGTCTTCCCAAGTGAAGAATGACATCTTGGTGGACAGAACTCCAGTCGAACTGAAGTAGATGTAATGCAGACCAGCGGTGTCTGGGATAACAACAGTTTGAGCTGTTGTGTACGTGTACTTCTCGCCCTTACACCAAACAACAAAGTTTGCTCCAACTGGCGCAATCGTAAACGTGCGCGTACCTGCATTAAATGAGATCGTAGATTCGGTTTTATCGGCGTGACCCATAGGTTCGCCCATTACCGTCTGTGACTCATTCAGATTGTTTAGGTTGGCATCCATCTCCGCATTGGTTAGCGGAGATCCTTTGCCAGCACGAGTTGTGATTGCGACCATGTGATTAGCTTACGGTGACAGTCCAAGTGATAGACATGGCATCGTCCGCACCTTTGTTGACGACGTTGAACTTTGTACGGCAAAGCATTGTTCCACCAGAAGTGTTGTTGAAAATGCCTGCTTCTGTCAAAGCGCCAGTGCCAGTGCCAGCAGGGAATGATGCTGCATAGATAACAGATGCGCTGGACAGAGATGCCGACGAGAATGTCACTCGGCCAAGTTCATTGCCAAGTGCGGTATCGCCTGCGGTAGTGTCAGCAGTGCCAGATCCAACGCTCATGTGAGTCATTGCTGCCGGGCTGTTGGTCGTTGTCTTCAACATGCTTCCGGCGATGAACGCCTTGCCAGTTGTAACAACCAAGTTCTTGACCGTCAGGTCTTCTTTGACTGAGCCGTCTTTGCCTGTGATGACAATGTTTACTTGGCCAGTTACTTTGATTTGCTCTTCCATAAAAACTCCCGATTAAAAAGTGTATGACACGCCAACATAGTCTTCCGCAAAATACGTCAGATCTACATAATCTTGCTGAACAATGATTCCACTGTCCGTTGCAACTAGGGTTTCAGATTTGATTGTTTCGCTCGATAGCGCAGCAGCATCAGCAGCAAAAGCAACATTGGATATTGAGGTTGCAAATGTGTATGCAATTCCGTCACCAGCGCCCAGCGCATCATTCATTGCTACGCCGTCAGATAGCGCCTTTGCATAGCCAAACAACTGCGAGTCACCAGCGTTGATGCTTTCAGCGACATCTTGTCCATTGAAAGAAAACGCCTCGGCATCAGTGATGGTCAGGTATTCATCAAATGTCCTGATGAAAATGCGCTCTACAAAGATAGAGTCAGATGCTGCGAAATCATCAGACACAGCCTTCTCAACAGATCTAACTTCGTAGTCTGGAATAAAGAAGATGTTGTGTATCAGTGACTTTGAAAAATCCTTGGCGGCTAAGTCTGTGAGTACGCCAACCTCGTTTGTTCGCAGACTAACTTGGGTTGCGAAGTTAAGTGCGTCTGTTGCGCTATACGTGTCTGCAAGTGATTTACCTACTGCACTTCTGGCGCTGTCAGCAAATGATACTGAATCAGACGCAGAGGTTGAAAACCCAATGGAGACAATTTCTTGTTGGCCAAAAGAATCTGTCAGCGACTTCGAGAAGTCATATGCCTTTGAGTCTGCAAAAAACGCTTGGTCTGAAAGGTACTTGAATGCGCCACTGGTATCCAAGATTGCAGACACTGCCGCATACGTGTAAGTTGCTCCAACAATCGGATACACATAGTTCGATGCAACAACGGCAACGACTCTAGTTTGCTCGACTGTTAGAGAGATTGTCACTTAGAAGTCCTCTCTGACCTTAAATTTCAGCAGGTCATAGACGGTTTGAACTTGATTGTCTGCGAATGTGATCTCGATCTCGCCCTCATAGTCTCCGGCATCGCCAGTCAGCATAGCTGGAGATGATGCTGGGTAGAAGACAACTTGGCCAGTCGATCCAGATGTCACAGTTCCGGGGATAGTTGCTTGCAGTGTTGTGTTACCTACTGGCCGAAACTTCATCACAACTGTTGCGCCAGTGATGTCCAGTGCGTTGCCAGTGGTCTCGTCAGTCACCGTGCAGACGATGGCTGGTCGAGTGTCGCCTTGAACAAGTTTGATTTTTTCTGTCATGGCTTCCTCAACTTAACTCGAAGATCTGATCGGACATTGCCTCGTACTGCCCTCTGTCTTGCGTCATTCATGCCGGAAACGAATCTGGCTTGGTTGTATGTCGCAGCCTCAGCATTTGAGTATGGCTTGCCGGGTGTGAGCATGAGTCTGGCTTTGGTTCCAAAACCAATCGTCTCGCTCCACAGCTCGAACAGAAAATCTTCGGTTTCTGTTGCTGTTCTCAGAGGGACGAGGGCCGCTCTCATTGTAATAGATGACGCATACCTTTGATCCGGAATTGGCAGGATTGTGAAGGTGTCCACGTCTTTCTGTGTGTAGGCGGCTGGAGGCCCCTTGCTGGCGTTGTAGCCAGAGATGGAGGATCGGTATGCGTCAGGCAAGCCGATGTCGTCTGGAGCTACCGCTTCCATCTCCTGACCCAAGAACCAGACCTTCATGATCTTCTGAATCCGGTAGCCTTTGGGAGGCTCCAAATCGTAATCAGTGATGTTGGCCAGCGCGGTCAGCGGATCGAGCGTCTCCTGATGGATCAGGCTCTTTTCGCAGAACTCAATGATTGTGTTCAGAAGTGCTCGTTTTGCCATATCGGCTGGGCAGCCGGGAACTTCTGGCAGGATCTCTGGAAGGTAAAGATCTAGTGATTTCATGAGATCCCCAAGAGAGTTGCCTTGAATTTCTGCAACAGAACAGATGATCGACCATCGACGGTGAACTCGTCGTCCCGCAATTCTGCGCGGTGGACAACGTAGTCTACCAATGGGATCAGGTAATCATCAGAAATTGGCACAGTCGATGAGGCGGTGTAGCTGGAAAACGATGATGTCAGGTTTGACAGAAACAGATCTGGACGAACTCTTCGCGCCTCAATCAGAGCCGACTTGGCGTAACCCAACAACTGGGCCTCCGTATAGCGAACGTCAGGGTTCAGCTCCGATACTTCATCGTTGAGCAGGACTCTGGAGTCGTCAATCACATTCTGGAATGTTGCCATTTGTATTACCAAAGCACCTTTCTAGCCCAGTGGTTTGCACTGAACACATCATCCTTGGTGGGCTGGCCACTTTTATTTTTGATCCCTGCGGATCTTGCAAGATAGTTCTTGCGGCGCTCTGGATCTTTATGCTGTGTAAAGTCTTCCATGCCGCGATAGCCAAACTTCACGAGCTTTACCTCGTCACCCTTCTTGGCCAGCACCATCTTCTTTTGTTTTGCGCCAGCAGGAGCGTTCTTGGGCTTGTTGAATCCCTCGAACTCATGTCCACGATAGACGATCTTGCCGCCTTCTCGCTTAACGTCCTTGGCCTTCATGCTGTTTCCTTGTACAAGCGGAACTGGATTTCATCACCCATAGCGACTTCATCATCCATTGGCTTCTTGGGCTTTGGCTTTGGCGGTTCATCTACCACAGCCTCATATCCAAGCTCCAACAACTTCTCATCATAAACGACAAGTCGTCCCGTGCGTATGTGGCGCATGAGCTTCATAAACTTCTCCAGAATCTAAAAAAGAGGGGAGCCGAAGCCCCCCTCAAGCTCGGCACTGCTTAAGCTTTGGAGACCAGAGCATTGACCAATGCTTCTGGCTTAGTCACTTTGTAGCCGTACACATTCAAACCACGGACGATGTTGCCGAAGGTTGATTGAGCGCGGATGGACTCGACGTTGTTCATCTGTGAAGCGAAGGAGATCGCGTCACGAGTGCCAGCCAAGATGTTCCATGCAGCCACGTCAGCAGCGCCGCCTGTGCCGCCGGTTGCACCGTCAGAACCCAAGTCGGTAGCGGTAGGCAAGCTGTTGGAGACATACAAGGTGAAGCGGTCAATCATGCCCAACTTGCCGTTACGCAGGATGGATTGATTGTCGCCAGTCAAGTAGGCTTGTTTCAAGTCAGAGTTCTTGATCATGGCAGCCATCCAAGATGGGATGACCAACCAGCGACCATTCTCAGGCACGTTCTGCTCGTCCAGCACTTGGCCCATGTCCAAAATCAAGTCCAACACGTTGGTCTTGCTGATAGCACGGGTAGCGCCAGTTGCGCCCAGATTGATGTTGCCAGAGATAGCACCAGCGGTTGCGCCTTTGTTGGCAGCAACAGCACCGGCTTTCACGCCATTCAACACGTCTGTGTCGATGGTGATCTTCATTTGCTCGGTGGCATCGTTGGTGAACATGTCCATCAACTTGACATCGGCCTGAACAGCATCAACGTCGTCCAACACTACGGAGAAGTATTGGCCTTTGTCGATGTTCAATTCCAGAGGGGTGGACTCAGGAACTTCGTTGGTCAGGTTTTGGCCTTTGACATACGAACGGATGGTGATGGTAGGGATGGAGCGAATGTAAACCTTGTCGCCTTGACCCTTGATTTCGCCTTCCCAATCGTTGTTGGTGATTTCTGACAAGACGGTGGTCTTGTAGAACTTGGCTTGCAACTTGCCAGACCAAATTTCAGGAATGAACTTTGATGTGCCAGCAGTGCTGTACTGAGGATATGCACCAGAGATGAGTGCGGAAGGTGATGGAGATACGCCTAAAGACATGATGTTTCCTTAAAAAAAAGATTTGATTTGCGGGTCATCGGATACGACCCTCGATTGTTGCTGACGAAATGTCTGCTTCAATGGCAATAGCGTCTGCGTCTGAAATAGTTCCTCGGCGCACCCGGTCATAGAACTCGGAGATTTCTCCGCGAGTCCAGATCTTCTTAGCCTGTGGAGACTGAGGAGCTTGGTTGACGGGTGGAACGATTTGCTGCTCCATCGACGTAGGGCTGCTTGCCGCCCACGATTGCGATGTCTTCTTGTACATGTTGAAGAATTTCGCTGCACGAACAGGATCGCGCTGGTTCTCGGCCTTGCTGAGTAACGACTGACGTGTCTCGCCTGTGAGTTCATCAACCTCGTCCAACCACTTCAGGAAGTTGTCGTTCGCGTTGAGAGCTTCCCAGTCGGGAACAATCTCAGTTAATGACTTGAAGAAGTTATCCGACACCACATTGGTCGTGACAGATTTGATTGAGTTAATCTCGTTTTGCAGTTTGGCGATGACGGAATCCTTCGAGGCAAGCTCTTCACGAGCGACCCGTCTGGCGACATCAATCAAACCTTCTCCGTATTGCTCAATCTCTTCTGGCTTAACCAGCAGTTCAGGAGGTTTCGCATTCTTCATCTCGTCGATTTGTTCTTCGAGAGTCTGAAGGCGATTCTTCAGGTCTTTGTTCTCAGATGCAAAGCGTGGAACTTCAGAGTTGTACTTCCCTTGCAGTACCTTGAATCGGTGTTCCCAACTGTCCTCTTGCGGAGGAGGAGGGGAGTCGTTCGGCACAGCGGGAGTTGCGGGCGTTTCAACCACGGGTGGCTGAGGCACTGGCTCTGGCTGATTCTGTTGCTTAACAAATTCTTCTTGCAGTTTGTTGGCGCGATCTTCTGCTTCAACTACTGCTCTTGGCAATGTAGACATCTTTTCTCCGTGAGCCGAGACGGTCACATTCGAGCCTCGCGGTGTTCGAGTGATTCGTTCGGTGTTCAACGGCTGCTGGAAAAGGCCAGCACCTGTTGCAGCGATATGCTGCTAGACAATCTTTCGATCATCTACCGCGACTTGCGGAGAACCTGATCCGCTTCATTGGACTTCTGGAGAAACTCATTTACAGCCTGCGCTGCGCCTTGCTGCCAGCGACACAGAACTTCGTCCTTTGTGTTGGCGCTGTCGCGGTACAGGTCTTGCAGTGAATCCTCCAACCAAGAACGGATGGTCTCAAACTGACTGTTGCCCTTCAGTGAAGACAGGGCATTCAAAACTTGTTGTGATGGTCTAGCCAGCATTATCTGGAGCGGTAGAGCTTGTTGAACTCTTCGGCTCCTTTGCGGCCAGCGGCTTCTTTAAGCTTTGCCATGCGCTCTTCAATAAGCTTTCCAGAAGCACTTGGGCCACCAGCATCCAGCTTGCGCTTACCGGCCATCGGGCCTGTCTGTCCGCGAGGGGGTCTGGCAGGAACCACGTCGGCCTTGCGTCCACTGCGTCCTTGTTGAGGCATCTCCATTGCTGGCTCAGCACTTGGCTTGACTGCCTGCTTGACTACCTTCTTAGCCTTGACTGGCTCAGCTTCCACCGGAGCGGCGACAGGTTCTGTCTTGGCTTCTGTCGCTTCTTTCTTGACCTTGTAGTCAGAGATCTGGCGACGAGGCTCTTCCGCTGCTGCTGGCATCTGTGCGCCACCAGACATGGCTTGCTTCTTGGCCATATCCGATGCGGACATGCCAGAGTCGCCAGTGATGTTGGATGCTGATGTGTCAGCGCCCTTGTCTTTGGAGAAGAAGGACTTGATCGAATCGGCAGCAGAGCGCAAACGCTCCATATTCTCTTCGCCAGCCTTCATGCGGCGGTCATAGCTACCGGGGTCAACCTTACCAGTACGAGGATCGGTATCACCAATCTCGTCATCAGAGCGAGTGCGAACCACGCCGCCGTCAGCAAACTTGCGGACAGCAGGCTTGGCCGCAGGCTTAGGAGCTTGAGGCATGTTGTTGGTTGCAGCACTAATCTTGCTGTGCAGACTGGACATGCCAACCTTCAGCTTGGAGTGGATGGTCGATGGGCCAGTAGCTGCGCCGCCTTTGGCGAAGCTCTTGTTTTGCCAGTCTGGTTTCATTTCTGTTCCTTCAGCTTATTGATCTGTTCCGCAATCTTAGCTTTTAGGGCCAAGACGATTCCCAACAATTTGGCCATCATTTTCCGGCCTTCATGCACTTGCCCATAGCAGTGCACTTCTTGGTAGCTGGGCAACCTGCACATGGCTTGAACGCCTTGCCGCCGTTGGCCATCTTCATGCCGTACTCTTTGGCTTCGGACATCATGATCTTCTTGGAAGCGCCGCCCTTTTTCAAGGCTGCCATTTCTTTCTTGGCGTGGCCCTTGCCTTCTTCCTTCATGGCCTTGCCGCCGTTGGCGTAGCCTGCGGGGATCATGCCTTTTTTGGCCTTGGTGGGTTTTGTTGTCATCATGCTGAGACTCCTTGTTGGGGTTGTACTGTGTTCATGGGAGGAGGAGCAGTGTCCCCAGCCGCATTGGTTTCTTGCGGTGCAGCAATCTGAGGCATGGAAGCCTGAAGCTGTTGCATCGCGGCTTGGATCTGTTCCTGCTTGAACTTCAACATCTCTGAAGAAGGAACCAGCTTGTCTGTGTCCATCTGCAAACCTGTTGCGGTTTCGCGCATGAGGTATGCAGCGCCCTCTGGGCCAACGATCTGCAAGGCAACCTGATTGCTCAAGACCAAGTTCAGGAATTCGTTGCGACGAACCTGAATCTGTTCCTTGGCCACCAGACCCATTGCGCCTTTGGCCACAACCCGGAAGTCACCCTTGATGTAGGGATCAGGGTTGTAGATCATGTTGTGGACGTAGAAGCGGGTGACAACCATTACGACTACGTCATCAATGGTAGTGACCGCTGACTTAATACCCTTGGCTGCGTTGTCCATCAGCATGGACAGACCAGAAGCTGTGCGGCCTGCGCCGGAAGCACCTGAGCCAGAACCGTAGATGTAGTTCGGGATGCCCGTCACTTCATCGGCCTGCTTGGCGAACTGGTTGTAGATGCCCATCAACTCAGCAGCCTTCATCTCAGGCATGAAGAATCGAACACCGGGCTGACCGCCACCTGTCTTGTCGGATGTGGTTTGCCAGATCTTCCAAGGGTACATCTGGGTTACGTCCTCGCCATCGGCCAGACGGTCAACAGCTACCTCGACCTGCGGGCCAGAGCCGATGCCCATGTTGTTGGCCAGCGCACGAGAGGCGGCGTTACACATGATTTGCACATCGCGCATGTTCTCTGGCAAAGCCATGCCCCAGAAGGCTCCGGGGATGGTGCGCCAAGAAGCGATCTCGTATGGGCGCTCGCCCAATGGATCAGGATTCAAGACCACCTTGATGGTGAAGCCAGCAACTTGCCAAGCATTCACTTCATAGACTTGGTTCGGCTTGACATCCTTCATGCCCCACTGAATGAGCATGTCGCCCATGACAGGCCCCCAGAACTCCAGTGCTTCGATCAGGTGATCGTTGTGCATCTGGGAGTTCATCTTGCCCTCGAGGTCATCCCGCTGCTGGTCGCCGAACTCGTTGTAGCGGTAGCCAGTCCGAGCGTAGCGGATGATCACTTGGTCGATGTCGGCATCAGAGTAGCCGGGGACACCCTTCATGGATTCCAGAGTCTTGGCCGTCAGGCGGTGACGCTGGAGCAGGAAGCCATCATCCACGCCCATTGAGTTGGCGCTGGGGAAGATGTCGTAAGGGGACACACGCTCCACTTCACGGATCATGTCATTCAAGACGATGGGCGTGAAGTTTGGCCCCCATTGGAGACGCTTCTTCTTGCGGACAGAAGGGCCTTTCAGGATAGCGGTAGGGTAGGTCACGAAGTCGTCAATGAAGTCCTGCATGGCAGGCTTAAAGCGGCCAGTGTCCAATTGATCTTGGATGACCTTGGCCATGCGCTCGGCCGTAGCCTTGGCTTCTTCCTTAACGCGCAAGGCGATCATGTCGTGGACTTCTGTCATCCGGCGACGGAACGCTTCGGGATGCAGTTGCTCTCCGGCTTGGACGTAGGCTTCTGCTTCTGTCCGAACGAAGTCAACGATTGACAGGCGGACTTCAGGAGGAATCTGTGGTTCTTGCGAAGGCACGAGATCGAACGGGCGCTCAGCTTGGAGCATTACGTCCTGAATCCATGACTTGGCAGCAGAGCACTTCACGTCTGTCAGCATCATGTAGATGTCTGATCCGCCGGTCTCGGCAATGTCGATAGCTTTATCGGGATCGTATTCACCACGGCGCTGGCGCTCGCACTTGAGCAAACGCTCGGTGATGTCAATCTTGGCCATCTTGGCCTGATTCCAGCAGGAGTTGATGTGACCAGCGATACCAATAGCGATCAGGTCGGAGTTATCCACGCCCGGTGCTTGGACGGCGCTGATGTCGGCTTCGACTGGCGCTGATGCCTGATACACATTGGTCATGGTTTATTCCTCAAGTCCACGCTTTGCTGGACGCTTTTTTAACTGTTCTCGCTCTCACTTCAACTCGGCCTGTTCTGGCTGCGAGACAAAGGTACTGGAGAGCATCATGTGGGTGACTGTACTTGTCTTTGATAGGACGGTCACGGTATCGTTCGCCTGCCACCTTGAGCCGTTCATACCGGTATCCGCCGAGGAAACCCTTGCGGAGCTGGCGACAGTTTGGCGACAGAACGAAGCCGGGTTCTCCGCCAGCCAGCTTGTTCAGAAAGTAGGCAACAGATTCCCGGCGTGGGATGAAGTCGTTTGTGTTTGCTGGCTCGCTGGCAATCCCGCACTCCAAAAGTTCTTGGTAGCAGGTTCGCTCATCCACTTGGGAGCGGTGTACGCCAGCAGGGTCGCCAGTGGAAATGAATCTCATCCCGGCGTAGGTCGTCATCAAGGCTGGCTTGACGATCTCCTGTGCGAACTGGCGGATACCCATGTCTTCAGCGACGAGTTCTTCAAGGATCACCAACTGGCCACGGGACGTAATCTGTCCGATGATGCAAGAAGGGGTGAGTCCAAAATCCCAGCCGAGGTAGATCGGCAGCCCACGATTGGGCTCGATCTCATTTTCGGCGACATGGATTCTGTCGTTGTACTCAGGAAAGACTGGCTTGCCGTCGGCGGTTGTTCCGTACTGGCCGAGGACGAAGACTTTGATCCAGTCGTCCGTCTTGCCTTTGATCATCTTCAGGTAGTAGTCGTACCCTTGGGGAAGATTGAAGACATTCTCCGCTTCTGGATTCGGCTCATACCGAACGTCATCGCCTTCTTGAATACGAATAAGACCGCCGGGCTGGTCAAAGAATTCCCATCCTGCGGGGGTTTCTTCTTCTGCAATCTTGAAATACCAGTGATCGTCGTCAGGCGGGTTGGTGTCGAGGATGACGCATGGATGAACGGGGCCGCCGCCGTGAGTCTTCGCGGGGTAGCGACCGATACGTTGCGTGACCATATCGAAGACTTCATGCGGAACCTCTGAGGCTTCATTGATCCAAGCTCCAGTGAGTTCGAGTGAACGCAGCTTGCCGGTCTCGGAGGCTTTGTCCAACGCGATGAAGATGACTTCCAAGTCCAGACCGTTGCCGTCTCCACAATCCTTGATCTTCATGTGGGCGGTGATCGGTGCGTCCCATTTGATGGGGGCGAGTTCGTCATTGAACCAAGTCTGCCACGTCTTGATGGTGGTGGACTTGAGTTCGGGGTATGTGTTTCGGATGACAGCCCAACGAGCCTTGCGCCAGCCGTTGTGCGGGGTTTGCTTGAGGGAGTGTTTGACGATCTCCATGCAGCAGGTGGAAGACTTGCCGGAACCGACAGGGCCTTTGATTCCACGGACATCCGCTTCTGAGACATGAAAGTCCGCAGCGACTTGACCCGGCGGCATGTATTGGATGACGGTCATTCAGGCTTCGTGAAGTTTGTACCAATCATGAATGTAACACTCTTGGCATCGGTCTCATGTTTGACAGAAGCGAGGTTGGGCATGGTCTTGTCCAGCAACATCTCAATCGCCTTGATCCGGGCGGCGGTCAGCTTGACCGTACCTTTGCCGAGTGCGAAGTTTTCGAGAGTGTTGACCAGATTGGAGACTTGAATCTTTTCGCGGACAGCAGTGGCATGTTCTTCCCGAAGCTGCTCACGACGAGCACTCACTGCTTCTTTGGGTTTTCTTGTGGCCATGTGTTCCTCTTGTGGTTTGTTGGTGTCCCAATCGTCAGCAGGGTGCTTCCCTCTGACAGGAGCGTGGGTGGGTTGTGTCAGCCGCAAAGCCCTCACGATGCAACATAGCCAAAGCGTCCCTTGGCGATTTCCCGTTTTCACCAACACGGCTGGAGACTGCTCTTGATTGGGCTTGCCGAATCGAACGGCCTAGCGTCAAGTCGCTTAACCTTGCCCACAATCCCCATGCGTGTTGGCTCCGGGTCGCCCTCCCCCAGATGCTTGGTCTTGAGTTTCACAAGCCTTCAACGTGAATCCACGTCAATCAAACTTGAACCGTTGCACCCCGAGAAGTGGACGGGCAGTTCAAGTCCAGATAGAAACTCCATCCTTGGCAGGAATATACCCGCTTGATCCACCTTTTGCAACACAGTTTCCAGAATTCTGATCCCAGCCCTGATCTCAGACATCCGGGCAAGAGAGTATTGGTTTATTGGTTTACTGGTTTATAGGTTGCATCCTGTTTTCAGCTCTGAAATCAGAACTGTTATCAGAAATCACTTGGCACTTGGGCCGGTTTCTTGGAAATCGAGATCCCTGTAGAAAAAATAATTAGCTGTTTGTCTATAGACCCCGGTATATTTTAGACTTGGCCATCGAAATGTAGGTCTTTGGTGGGTGCAGTGTAGGCGAGAAGGTGCATTTTTTGGGGACGAGTGTGTGTGAGTACCCCATAGACAGAGGCTCAGGACGCCCGACGCGACGCTCGCGGCCACGCCACCCCCCGCGCATTATGCGATCAGGCGCATTCCGCCCCGCGCATGGCATCGAAGATGCGACATCGACAGATTTTGGACAGATTCGCAGGGTTTCACCGTGATTTTGCCCTCTTTAGAGGGTTATGCGGGCATGAAAGTGGTGGTCGATATAACCAAAATGATGGTTTTCCGTAGGAAAGCGTGAGTAAATTGCTATACCTTCAATCTGTCATACCCAAAAATTCAATCTTTTCAACGGCTTGCATTATGCCTAGGGTTGCCGAATACGTGCATTTCACCTTATGTTACGTACTGCAAAGCAGTGACTGGTGCGTCGTGCCTTGATCTTTCCGGCGAGAGGTTTGCCCTTCAACCCCAAAACAACACGCATTTCCAACTTTTTTACGTAGTAATAGGGGTCGAATCGAAAAAAGTAGTTGACACAGCATCAAGTTTCTGGTCAACTTCAAAACGTCGATTCGGCAGCAATGTCGAACAGCAACAAAACATAGATGCCAGTAAGTGCTGTAAGCACCGTGAAACGTATAGGTGAAGTCCAGTGGGGACTAAGCGAAATTTCACAGTGACGCACCGAACCGATGTCTTCGACCTGACACTCAGTACAAGTGGACTCCAGAGGAGCTAA